GCCAGTTTTCGCGGATCTTCTCTTTGGCGTCGTCGCTCAGCTTCGCCGGGTGAACCAAAGCGACCTTGCTCGCGCCGCCGCCGCTGAACACCGACAGGCCCGCGGCCTGCATGGCAGCGAGGAGCGCGAGAGCGTCCTTACCCTCGACGAGCCCGCCGCGACCGACCAGCCCGGAGAGGCTCGGCGCTCGGAGGTCGAAGACGTCCTCGGCGGGAATCACGCCGTACTCGACGTCCTGGTAGCGCACGGTGTTGGTGTGCTCGTCCAGGTCCGCGGTGATCTGCGAACGCGTGCGGAGCACCAGCTCAGCCGGCGCTCCACCGCGGCGGAAGATGAGGGCGCGCCCAGCGCCGTAGGTGACGGCCTGGGCGACGAGGGCCCGGAGGAACTCAAAGCGGCCGTGAGCGTTGGACGCGAGAAGCTCCTCGAGCGGGCCCTCGGCCTCCATCGGCGAGCGTGCGAAGTCGTTCGCGACGAGCGTGACGGCCCGGTAGACCGGCGAGAGACGCCACGCGATCGACGGCGACACGAACGGGACGCCGGCGCGCGAGACGTTCGCCATGCCGAGGAACTCGGCGAGAGCCTCCGACAGCTCTCGCGTCGCCGCCTCGGCGGGCTTCGCCGCCTCTGGTCTGAACAATGCCCGCAAGCGCTCAAGCATGCGCGGCCCGTCCGTGCGCCGTTCCACCGTTCCCGAATCCCGCCACCACGCGGGAGCCCTCATAACGCGGCCCCGAACTCGTAATCCGAGACGCCGCCGTCCTGAGTAAGCGCCCAGCAGTGTACCGCGATGACGCTGGCTATCAATCCATCGATTGCGCATTTCTCGCGAGATTTGATCGGGCGAATATTTCCCGCGTCGTCACGCTTCGCCGCAGCGTCAGCGCAGCAGCGACGCAATACGGGATCGTTGTTATGGATAAACCGACGGCCGAGCCAATGGCGCTGCCATTCCTGCGTCGCGGGTCCGATGTTCGCGATGCCCATGGAGTAGCGGCCGAGCGTGATGCCGTCGGTTTTCTCGAGCGTCTGAGCGAGGTACGCCGAGCCCCACGCGTCATAGCCGACGATGCGAAGGTCGAAGAGCCGGGCAGCGCCCTGGATCTCGCCGCGAATCTGGTCGTAGTCGATCTCGTCGCCTTCCGTCAGCACGATGCGGCGCTCGGCCTCCCACTGCCGCAGCGGTATGCCGTACTCGACCTCTCGATTGCGGGCAGCGCGCTTCGGCCACCAGTATTTCCCGCGGAGCGCGATCCGCCCGTCGTCGAGCGGGACCGCGAGCACGAACGCCGCGAGGTCTCCAGACTTCGACAGGTCGAGCCCGCCCCAGGCGGGCCGCCCGGCGATCTCGTCGAGCGTTCGCTCGTCGCGTGCCTCGTCCCAGTAGGCCATATCGAGCCAGCGACTCGCCGATCGTGCGAACCTCGCACCGTGAAACCGGATGAACTCCGCGCGTCCCTGGGGCGTCAGCCGTGCCGTTGCCCACTGGTTGCGCAGGCCTTGGAGCGTCGGCAGACGCGGGAGCCCTGGGTTCGCCTTGATCCAGGCCGCCTCGTTCTCGGGCTCGTCCTCCTCGTCGAGACCGAAGAGCAAATAGAACTGATGCGGGAGGTCGAGCTCTCCGTCGAGCACGCGGTAGGCGACCTCGAGAATCTCCGCGGTATAGATCAGGTCGGCGTTATCGCCTGGCGTCGTGCAGATGAGACCGCGGGAGCGCTTCATCTTGGCCGCGGCCGTCGTCACTTTGACGATGAACCGGCCGCGCCACTCGCTCGCCTCGTCGCCGAACCAGAACGTAGGTTTCAGGCCGTCGAGCGTCCGATCCTTGCTCGCCGTCTGCACGAGTCGCACGTTGCGTTCCTTGTCCACAAAGCGATTGTGCTTCATGCACTCTTCGGCCTGCTCGGCGAACGAAAGCCGGAACATGTTCGAAGCCGCCTCGAAGGCGATATCGGTCTGTTCCCGCTTGTTGGCGATCAGGTGCTGGCGCCCGCCGCGGGGCCCGTGCTTGAACTCGTAGAGCGCGAGAGCGGCCGCCCAGGTCGTCTTCCCCGCGCCGCGTGCGACCTGGCAGACGGTGAGCGAGACGACGGCGCGCCCGTCGGCCGCCCACTTCAACCCGTACTGGACGGCCGTCGCCCACACTTGCCAATCCTCGAGCCGGACCTCCTCGCCGGCGTCGTCGAACGCGAGCCGCTCGCAGAAGCGAACCGGCCGCGCCGCGGCGCGCCAGTCCATGACGAAGCGGGCGTCCTCGAGTTGGCGGAGGAATCTTTCCGCCGCCCGGAGAATCCACTTGCCCGCGACCGTTCGCTTATCCACAATGGATCGGACATAGGCGAGCACCCGAGCCCGGACCTCGTCGACGGTCTCGTCGTCAACCGGCGGGCCCTGGTAGGCGTCCGCCATTCCACCGAAGAGAAGCCCATGAGCGCCAGTACCTTTCTCCTGCTTGTCGTCGCCGCCCTCGTCGAGTGCGTCGCCGCTCTGTTGATCGTCAGCAGCGGCGATCCCGTCGCCATCGGTGCGATGCTCGCCCTCGCTCCCTGGGCCGTCCTGGTCCTCCGTTGGTTGGTTCGAATCGAGCAAGCCGTAGACGCCCTCAGGATCGATCGGGCGCGAGAGAGGGCCGTCGGTGCCACCGATCCCGTCCGAACGCAAGGGCGCCCCCTCGGCGCAAGCGGAGCGGGACGCGAAGAGCGGCAGGCCGCGGAGCGTCACAACTCGCCCTCGCCGGTTTCGTAGTCGCTAGCGTTATCCATAACGCTATGGGGTGCGTCGTTGTCGATAGGGGCCGTGTGTATTTTTGCGCAGGAACGTGGGGATGTCCGCCCCTCGTCCTGGGTCCGCGATACCCCCCCGCCCGGCCGGTCTGCCTTGGCCGCGCGAGCGGCCTCTGCGTCTGCGGCCTTGTGGCAACGCTTGCAGAGGGCTTCGAGATTGTCCCAGGCGAAGACGAGCGACGAATCATCCGTCACGCGTTGCCGGTGATGGACGGCAGCGGCAAGCGCTCCGCAGCGTTCGCAGAGCGGGTTCTGCATGCGGTACGCCTTGCTCAGCTCGTGCCAGCGTCTGCCGCTTCGTACGCTCGTCGGCTCGGGAGCGTGGATCGGCGTACCTGCGTCGACGCGGTGTCGGATGCGTTGCCTCATGCGTGGCAGTCCACCTTCCCGCCGGCCTGCCTCATGCGTTCCAACGCGTAGGCGTTGCCTGCCTGGGCCATGGTGCGTAGGGCCTCGGCGAACGACACGCGAGGCGCTTCCTCGTCGGGACCGTCCCCAGCGTCCTTCCGGTTCCGCACGGCGTCACGCGCCCGTGCGGATGGTTCAACTAGAGTGGTTAGTGTCGCCAATGGAGCCCCTCGAGCGCCTCCATTGGAGGCGCTTTCACGGCCCGAAGCGCCTCCATTGGAGCCTATCCCTGCGAGCCGCTCGAGCGTCTGCCACTGGAGCCGGTAGACGGTCGATCGGCCCTTCTTCCCGTCCGCCGCCGAGAACGCCCGACGCTCGCGCTGGATGATGCCAGCGGCGTCGAGCGCCCCGAGCGCACGCACGACGGATTGACGCGAAAGCTCCGCGGCCTCAGCGATGGTCGTGAGCGAGGGCCAGCAGACGCCGGCCTTGGATGCCTCGGACAAAAGGACCGCGAGAACGGCCCGCGTCAGTACGGGAGGGATCGGGCGGGCCTTCCCGCCCTTCGTCGCGTAGGCCAGTTGGCCGAGCCGGACCTCCTCGCGAAGCACGAGTCGATAGATGGGGTCTCCTCGCTTCATCGCCGCGGCCCCTTCTCAAGCGCCTGCCGCAGCAGAGCGAGCTCGGCGCGGATGGTCTCGATTTCGACATTCAGCACGCGGACAAACGCGAACAACTCCGCCCGAGTCACGGGCGCGGATTCGTCCAGCGGTGCGGCGTTGACGGTTGACGGAGCCGCGGCCTTGTTCGGCGCGGCGACGGCGTTCGGGTAGGGTCGGTGCGTCACGCTGCACCCCCTTCGATCTCAGCGCATCGCTTTATGCACGCGTCCAGCCTTCGGCCGAAGCCGTCAGTGACGCCGGCCTCTCGGGCCTCCGCAGACATTTCAGAGAACGCGTTGGGCCCGATTCTTCCGGCAGCGCGGAAGCACGCGGCGCAAGCGTCGCGGCATTCCTTCGCCGCCGGAAGAAGCTCATCCAACGCCTCGGCCTTCCGACGCCAAAGCCGGATGTCGTCGACGAGGAAGGTCTCGTCGGCGTCGTCCTCTTCGTCGTCGAGCTCGAAGTCGACGGGCGTCGGTGCGTCAAACTTGAAGTGCTCGACGGCGAACCAGAGGAGACCGGCCCCAGCTATGAGGCCGAGGAGCGACAGGACAACGGCGATCTCGCTCATCGGGCCGCCTCCGCTTCGATCAGCTCAGCGAGAGCGAGGCGAACGACCTGCACGAGCGAGACGCCTCTCGACTCGGCGATTCTGCGGACGGTCGCGAAGGTACGCTCGTCCAGGTTCATCGAATGGAACTTCGCTCGGAGCCTCGAGCGTGCGGGGTTCGCTCGCAGCTCTTCGGCCGTGAGCGGAGCGGGCGGGCATGTGGACACCGTGATATCCTTGCGTTGTGCGTCTGCCTGTTCTGTCAAACCGTCAACGCGACGGGAACGGGCTTCCGCGGGGCCAGAATCCATATCGGTCTGTATAGCCCCGCTTGTGCAGTTTCGCAAGTCGGTCCGGTTGGCGTCCAGTGCCATCCGCTCCGCAACTGCCCTCCGCGTCGATACTTGCCAGCGCCACGCGGCAGATATCCACAGGTCGGAACCGAACTCGCAGGCCTGCCAGCGGCCGCCCGCCCGTTTCGCGATGCACCATGCCATACCCGCGATCGTGCCATCGCCTTATCCACAATCAAGCCCGCGTTACGGACTATCCGGGCCGCCGGCGTTCCCGGACGCGAACGACGAACCCTCCGGCGAATCCGGAGGGTTCCGCAACCCAGCCGAACGCCAGAGCCGGGCCCTTCCCAGCGCCGCAGCGGCAGCACCCACGCGACAAACCGAACACCGGATGGCGTGAGCGAGGCCGAGGGCTCGCCGAGATTGTCAGGCGGGCCGCGGAGCCGTCATAGCGGTCGCAAGCCGCTTGGCAGGTTCCGAGCGACGGTAAGCCGCCGAAGCGGCCAAGCGTGCAGCGGCGGCCGTCGTGGTGATCGCAGCGACTCATGAAACGGTAACGCTGCCTGGGTCAAGGTCGAAGATAAATGGAGAGGCAGGCAGACCGCCGACAAACTGGCAAAAAGGACCAGAGTCCGGCGCAGGTAAGCAAGTCGACCAAAGAGAATCGAGCGTGTAGGTCTCGTATGGCGGGCAGGTCGTGGGACCGGTCGCCGCCACATAGACCGCGTTCATGATGCCGGTATCGCCGAAGCCGCATCGGCTGTAGCTGGAGAAGTCGACGAACATCCGAACCGATAGCGACACTTTCCAAGTGCCGCGACTGGGCAACGTCGCCGCGATGACCGTCGCTGAAAGAGTGAGCTTCAGAGTGTGCGCCGTGACAGCATCTTCGCAATCAGTGATCGGGACCGACAGCTGGACCTCGCCGCGGTATGGGCAGCCAAACGCCCCAACTTCTTGGGTGCAGACGATCGCCACCGCCGAAGCGGTAAGCGTTGCCTTGGCCCACAGTGACGGATCGTCCTCGCAGTCGCAGCCAAATCCGACAGTTATCTCGCCGTTGAAAGTGACAGTTACAGACGTCACGCTGCATGCGCAGTCGCCGACCTCGCAGCACGGAGAACAGCCGGCGTAATGGTGCGTCATAGCCGGAGGTCGTCGATGCGACGCGCGACGGACAGATCGAGATTCGCGCGGATCGTGTTGCGACTGGCCTTCAGCGCCGCGGCAAGCGTCGAATCTTCCGCCTTCGCGGCGTCGATCGCGTTCACGAGTTGCCGCGCCGCCTTGGCGTCCTTTCCGACGGCCGCCCAGGTCGCGACAGCGCCGCCGATCAGCGCGGCGAGCGTCGAAGCCCAGCCCGGAATCGGAGCGAGACCGACGGCAGCGCCCACAAGGTCGCCCGTGGGCCTGGCGTCGGCCTGGGCCGCGTCCATGCGAGCGAGAGCGGCCGAGAGGGCCTCCGACTGCTCGCGGGCCTCCTGGAGCGCCCCAGCGATTTCAGCGAGGGCCTCGGGTGGTGCCTCCGCCGCGATAGCCTCGGCCTCCAGCGACTCCAGCGCGGCGACGCGCGACGCGGTAGCGGCCTGGGCCGCCTGGCGTTCCGCCGTGTCCATGGGCATCGTGTCGCATCCAAGAGGAGCGGCAGCGATGAGGGCGAGGAGAACGGCGACGATGATCGAGACGGGTCGGTTCATGGTTCTTGCCTCAGTTGCATTTCGGTTCGGATGCGGGCCTGCTCGAGCTCGACGCTCTCGACTCGCTGGGTGAGCCGGTCGACGGCACGCACGAGCCGAGTCGCGACCCAGCACAGAAGCCCGAGGAGCGAGGAACCGAGAGCGCAGATGAGCGTCCCAGCGATCGCGAGCGTCAGCCCGAAGCCATCGACGACGGCGAGACTCATGTCAGGATCTCCGCGACGCGCTCCGCGGTGAGAAGCCCGGCAGCGACGGCGAAGTCGAACCCCGCGATAGTTCGCGGGTCGGTGACCTCGATACGGTCTGCCGCCGTCATGGTGAGAAGCCAGAGATTCACGGCCGGGTTTGTTGTAGCGGCGACAACGATTGCAGCCCGCTCGGCGTCGGTGAGCAATCCGCCGGGCCCGATGAGCTCGAGCGGCGTGAAAGAACGCGGAGCCTCGACGGACGCCGGCGCGACGAAGACGCCCTCGGCGAAGCTCCAGCCGATCGCGACGGGCAAGCCGTTGGGGATCGGGTGGAAGTCGGGTATCGCGAGCGCGCTCGCTTCGACGATGTTGGCGACCTTGCCGCCGGTGACCATGGCGTATCTCATCCGTAGAACCTCACCTTGATGTAACCGGGCCCGCCGTCGCCTCCAGCTCCGCAAATGTGCGCCGCATTCGTCGAGCGGATCGCACCGCCTCCGCCTCCGCCTGCCGCGCGTCGTCCGACCGCTCCAGCGCCGCCGCTCGCAGCGTTGCCGGAGCCGCCTCCGCCTCCGCCTCCGCGTCCGCCCGCGCCGGTGTCGGCGGCCTGGGCTCCAGCGGTGCCAGCCGCGCCGCCGAGACCGCCGCCGCCGAGAGAGTCGGTCGTGTCGTCGGTGGATCCGATGCCGCCGTTTCCGCCGGAGCCGGTGGAGCCGCCGCTCGTCACGCCAGCGCCTCCGCCTCCGCCTCCGCCTCCGCAGTAGCCGCCGCCAGCGTTGCCGCCGGTGACGGTGCCGGAGCTCGCCCCGCCGAGTGCGCCCGCTCCGGCCTTGGAGCCTCGCCAGCCCGCGGAGATGCCAGCGGTACGGATACCAGCGCCGCCGCCTTGGCCGCCCGGGAAGACGGCGACCGTCGTCGCAAGGGCGATGATGCTCGACGAGCCGCCGGACGCGCCGTCGTTGCCGTTGGCGCTCTGATTGCCGGTCTTCGACGCGCCGCCGACTCCGCCCGCGCCGATGAAGACGGAGAACGCGGTCGAGCCAGCGGTCCAGCCGAGCGACGCGAGCGAAGCGACCATGACGCCGCCCTGCCCGCCCTGGCCGCCCTGGCCGCCGATCGCCGCGCCGGTGGTTGCGAGGTTGCCGCTCGCGCCTCCGCCGCCTGCTCCAGCGCCCTCGATCTCGACCATTTGAGCGCCCGCGGGCACCGTGCAGCCGGTCGTTGTCGTGGTGTAGAGGGTCTCCAGGAGGAGGTCGGGCGTCGTGTCGTTGTTGGTGCCTGCCGCAAAGGCCGCCGGGCGCACGAGCCCGAACTTCGTGGCGATGTCGTTCAGCGCCGTAGCGACATCGCCAGCGCCCCAGTTGGAATCGTCGTAGACATCGGAGGCGCTGTAGTCGTCCGGCAAAGCGACGACGGAGCCGGTTCGGCCGAACACCGACGAGACCGCGCCGCCGCCGGACGAGCCGCCGCCGTCGAGAACGATCTCGACGGTGATCGTCGAGACTTCGATCGTAAGCGAGAAGTCGCTCATCCCGCGGCCTCCACGAGCGAGATGGAACCCTTCACGAGTACCGGCGCGTCCGCGTCGCCAGGAGCGGAAAGCGACCAGTCGAGAACCTTGCCGGCGACGAGTCCGCTCGTCGGAATAGCGACCGTAAACTTACCCGTCGTTCCGAGCGTGATGCCGGAGCCCACCGCGAGCGAGACGCGCGGATTCAGCGTCGGCGCGTCGTCGGAATAGTTGCCCTTCAGCACGAGCCCCCACGCGGAGATATTCACCAGGCTTTCGCCTTGCTTGACGGTGCCCTCGAAGGAAAGGCGCTCGCCGACAGATTTCGCGACGTCGAGCCGCTTCGCGTCTTGGATCGTTGCCATTACGGAGCCTCCTCGCATGTGCCATGAATGACGTTCGGCTCTTGTGTGATCCACACGAGAGTGCCGTCAGCGCAGCGGAACGGGAACCAAAGAAACACGCCGGCCAGCGGATAGATTTGGAACGATCCGGGCAGCTCGGCGACGGGAATATGGGTGCGGAGCACGGTCGCGGTATTGCGGAACTCCGACGCGTTGAGCCCGTAGCCCGTGCGGGCTCCGGTTCGCGCGACGTCGGCGTAGCCGCTCGGCGCGGCGATTCCGCGCTCGGTGATCGTGTAGAGCCATCGGTGCGTCGTGATGACGGCCGGAGCGCTCGCCTCCGCCAGAATCCAGGGAGCCGACGCCGCCGGCTCGATCGGCCGCTCCAGGCGCGGCAGCATCTTTCGGGACTTCTCGAAGGCCCGCAGCGCTCGCTCAATGCTCGGGGTGTCAAGATTCATGGTTTGACGAAAAGCCCATGTTCCGCGCGCCACTTGCGGAAATCGGCATCGGCGCCCGCCGCTCCAAAGATGGCGTTGAAGTCGACGGCCGAGTAGGTGACCGGCCGAATCCATCGGACCGTCGTCGCCTGGCCGTTCGCGTCGGCGATGACGCGGAAGTCGGCATCGGTCGCCGCGATCTGCTCCAGGTGCAGAATCGGCGAGTACAGGAAACGGATGCTGACCGCGTGGTACTCGTCCTCCTCGTGCGGCGTCGGATAGTCGAGACACACAAGCGAGCCCTTCGGAAAGCCGAGGAAGGTCGCGCTATTCGATCGGCCGACGAAGTTGTTGAGCGCGTCCGTCCACGCGTCGCCCTTCTTGGTCGCGAGCGTGTCGAGAAAGGTCGCGAGCACAAGCTCGCCGCCGTCGATGATGGTCTCGCGCGGTTGTGTGGCCGAGTCGATCTTCGTCCCGCCGATGTCCGATGTCCCCAGCGCGAACGGATCGGCCGGATACGTCACGTTGTTCCACGTGCGAAACGCTCGGACATTGACGGGCCTCGCGACGAACGCGCCGACGATCGGAAGCCACGCGCGGCCGAACCCGGCCCCGTATGGGTATTGGTGATCCCACACGTATTTCGTGGATGCCTGCCCGTTCACCGTCAGCACGCCGGCCTGTTCGGTGACCTGGAAGCGGCGATATCGCAGCGTCCCGAAGACGGAGCCGACGCTCCAGGTAGCGGCGACGGGATCTCCGATCTTCGGAACCACGCCGGCCAACTGGAGCGCCTCAAAGCCGCTCACCGACAGGGGCACGCGGAGCCCGGTCGAATCATCCGACGCCTCGACCGTGAACACACGGGCGAAGGTCGACATAGACAGCCGGCCCCCGTAGTCGGAGGCGTCCGCAGCGGTGACCTTGTAGACGGTTGCCACTATCGAGCCCCCCGACCGAGGAACAATGACCGGAAGGTCGAGTCGCTGATTGTGCGAAGGAACGCGCGACCTATCGCCACGTTCGCGACCTGGTCGTCGGGCGTGACTGCCTCTCCGACCGCGCCGACAACCTCGGAAAGAATCCTCGTGACCTGGAGGTCAGCGTTCGCCGGCGTTCCGGAGAACGCGCTCTGCAAGCGGCCCGACTGCACTTGATTGATTCCTGAGCCGAGAATCGCCGCAAACGCTCGCGAGGTGTCGCCGACGCCGCGGAGGAAGTCGCCGGCCTGCATCGCTTTTCCGTTGACCGCCTCGCCGACGGCCGTATCGAAGAGCGCACCGAACGACGCGCGGCGATTGAAGTCCGCCGCCGCCGGCCCGACAGCCTGGAGGCTTCTCGCAGTCGTCGGAGAGAGCCCGGAGGCGCTCAGCGGCGTGCCTGCCTTTCGCAGCTCCTCGAGTGCCTTCGTCGCCCGGTCGGAAGCGGCCTCGATGCCTCGTGCGAACTTCCAAACCTGCCCGATGGTGTTCTCGACGGCAAACGCGACGCCGAAGCCGGCGAGACCGAATCCGACGACGCCCCGCAGCTTCTCGAAACTCTGCTTCATGCCGTCGACGCGCTTCCCGAAGCCCTCGACGCGTGCTTCGGCCCGCCTCATGCCCGCCTCGAGGCCGGTCGTCGTCGCGGTGACGTCAACGTTCACGCGTGATACGCGACTCATCGGAGCCCCTCCTCTCGGATCGCAGCGTCGACGGCAGTATGCACGAGCGGCGCAAGTTTCGAAGCGTGAGCGGTTCCGGCCTTGAAGAGAGCGCCGACGCCTGGTACGCGAGTCTTTGCCTTGGTGTTGATCCCCTTGCGACGGCCTTTTGCGATAACGCCTCCGGGCGTGAAGCCGTTTTCCGCAAAATGCATACGCCACCCAGCGCCGAGAAAGTCCCGGCCCAATCGCTCTTTCCTGGCGAGCAACTTGTCGAAGCGGAGTCCGCTCGATTTCTGCACGCGCCCACCCACTGCCGCCCATACTGTGTTTCGGTAGCGCCTAACGCGCACCCCTAGCGACCTACGAAGCCGTCCGGTTCGCTTCGGGAGCAAAGGCCCAGCGGTAGCGGTGACGAGTTTTCCCCACTGGCGGAATGCCCGCACGTACACGCGGTTTCGGACCTTCATCGGAAGCGCCGAAAGAGAAGCCGTAATCCTGGCGAGGTCGGACGGATCAACGGTAACGGAGAAGAGAGGAAGGCCCGCGGCGTCGCGATGCCGAGCGAGACGCCGACCAGTGCGATACGCGTCGCGCGGCCGTGATCCGTCAAGGACTAGTACTCTCTTTGAGAATGCCATTTTTTCTTTCTCGAAGCCGCTCCGCCGCGGCGTCGAATCCGTAGGGTTTGTCCGCCTCAAGCACCGCGGCGACCTCGGCCGCCGGCAGCTTCGCCAGGCCCTCGACCGTCAGCCCAAACGACCGAGCAAGGGCGACGAGCCGCCGCTCGGCGTCTGAGGGTTTGTCGCCGCCTCGTACATTTCGCGAACGACGGTTGCGATGCGAACCCCAAGCTCGGCGGGACAAAGCTCGTAGACGTCCTCAGCGTCCTCGAAGAGCGGCACGCCGGTAGCGTCGACAGCATGCCGGGCGATCAGCTCCGGAAGCTCGCCGCCCTGGATGACCTGGCCGAAGGTCGGCCGCGTGATGTGGATATCGACCTCCTTCCCGTTGAGGTCGGCGCGGATGACTTGGGTATGCGAACCTAGCCGGATCAACGCGATGCGGATCTCGTGTGCTTCCATGTTTCAGCTCGCCACCAGTGTTTCGGTATTGCGGCCGTTGATGACCCACGCGCCATCCGAGACAAAGTCGATGGTCGCCGAAACGAGTTGATTGGTCTGATAGCTGGGCGTGTGCCGCGTGAACTTGACCGGCCCGCTCCAGACTGCTCCGCTCTCCCAAGTGATTTGCATGGCGATCGACGCCAGCGCACCCGCGATTTGGTCCTCGATGAGCGTCTGGTCGGTCTTGTTGTATACAACGGAAAGCGAGCCACTGACGGAATGCTTCCCGTAGTAGCGCTCCTCCGCCAGCTTCATCGCGACGCCGCGGTCGGAAACCTGCCGCTCCTGGGTCGCGCTGCAACTGATGACCTCGACGATTTCCGCGAGCGAACCGCCGAGTTTGACGCGCGAGACTGAAGACATTGTCGGCATGGCAGAACCTCAGCGGTAGTACATGGTGAAAACGACGAGCGCGAGCGATTCGGCGCGGGCCTCTGCCTCGCCGGTCTCGGGCTCCAGGAGCGTCGGCAGCGCGGCCGACACGGCGACGAACTTCTTTCCGGTGGTCCCGATGTTGGTCTCGACGGCCTGGGCAGCGAGAGCGGCGTGAGCCGCCATCGCGACGGCGAGCGCGTCCGCAGCGGCATCGGCGATGCCGACGAGCTCGACCTCGGTCGCGAGCATGGTCAGCGTGGTGTACGGAGCGCTCTCGCCGCAGCGGTAGACGAGAGCCGGCACGTCCTCGCCCTGGAGCCGATCGCCCCAATAGATGCGAGTCCCGACGAGAGCGGCGACCGACGCCGACGCGCCGAGCACGTGAGCGATTGCCGCCTCGATGCTCATAGCGAGACCTCCGCGACACTGACGACGGCGACGCGGTTCGCCTGGTCGAGATTGACGACGCCCTCGATCGAGACGGTTCGGGTGGTTCCGTTGGCGTTGACGAGGAGCCGATCGGTCGCCGTCAGTCCGGACGCCCGCCAGGTGTCCCAGCGGAAGCGGACCTCGCAGCGCGTGACGGTGACAGCGCCGCCGGCCTGCTCGCCCTGGGTTTGAGACTCCTCGCGGAAGTCGCATCGCATCGGGCCCGTGAACGCCGCCCAGGTCTTCGGCTCGTTGAGAGCCGATCGGGCAGTCGATCGGAAGCCGATCGCCGAGTGTCGTAGGCGTCCCGCGCCGATCATGCGAGCGGGCTCCTCGCGGAATAGGCCTCGACCACGAACCGATACGACAGCGGAACTTCGACCAGCGAGACCGGCGCAGCGGCCTCGGGGTTGTTGTAGAAGTGGCCGATGAGCGCGACGACGGCACGAGCCAGGCCCTCGGGCACGGCCCCGCCGCCGACCTTGTAGTCGATGCGAACGGTCCCCTCGCGAACTCCGCCGGGCGTGCGCCTGAATCGCACCATCGCGAAGCGTCCGAGCGAGCGATCGATCCAGTAGTCGGCCTCCGGCACGATGACGGCCGCGCCGTCGCTCTCGCGCGTGTAGGCGATCTCCTCGACCTCCACAAACGGGATGACCGGCAGCATGACGTCGGCGAAACGCGAGAGCCAGACGGTTTCGGTCCGCTCGCGAATCGCCGTTCCGGTGTCGACCTCGACGAGCGCGAGACAGTCGGCGATGAGCCGCGAGAGGAGCGAATCATCGTCCGCGGTCTCGATCCGCAGCTCTGCTTTGACGTTGTCGAGCGTGAGAGGTCGCATTGGGAAAAGGCTTGGGAGCCCTTCGGCCCCGTCGCCCAGCGTGAGGAATCTTGCGAGTCTCTCGGCCCGCGGCGGTAGAGCGTTCCGCCGCGGGCCTGAGAGATGAGGAGACGGGCCGCGCCGCCGCCGGCGTGACGGACGGCGCGGATGGTGGATTCGTTAGGCCTTCAGCTTCAGGCCGGCGAAAGCGGCCTTCTTGACGATCTTGATGTCAGTCCGTCGCCAGGCCTGGAAGTCGACGAAGAGCCGTCGCGACTGCGTGTACGGGTTGATGAGCATCCGCGTCGGGCCGCGGTCCCAGATCTGACACTTCTTGAAGTTGCCGATGATGATCACGGGCTTCGTGGTGCCAGTCGTCGGCATGCTGTCAGACACGGCGTAGGGCTTGCCGTCGATCAGGCCGGGAATGCCGTCGCGGATGTCGGAGTAGCGCTCCGAGCCCTTCCAGATGTAATCGTTGATGGTGTTCTTCAGCTTGCGGATCGAGAGGAGCGTCGCATCGCCGAGGAGCCATCGGAAGTTGGCGGAGTCGGCGCGCCACTTCGCCGGCACGGCGTGCGCGAGATTGAGGATCTCGTCGGACGTGAAGGCGCCGGTCGCCGCGGTGGTCGCGATGGTGCCTGAGTCCATCTGCCCGATAAAGCCGGCGGGCGCGTTGCCGGAGCCGGCGCCGTCGACGTAGCCGGCCTCGAGCAACTCGCCGAGCGCGTCGGCCTGCTCGGCCATGATGAAGGCTTGCATGTCGATAGACGCGTCGTCGAGATTGGTCTGATGCACCGAGGTGATGACGCCGGCCATGTAGGCGTCGACGGTGACGACGTCGAAGGTCGGATCGTTTGCGGTGTAGTCGGACCCGGGATTCTCGCCCCACCAGGTCGCAGCGGCTCGGGTGACTCCGATCGGGATCTTTCGATCGGTGTCGGAGTTGAACACCGGGCAGAGCGTGCGCATGGTCACGAGCGCCTGAAGCTCGCGGACGATGTTCGCTTCCCAGACGAGCGGCACGGGCGCGTTGGTCGTCGCGTTGGAGATGGCGCGGCGCTCAGGACCGGCGAACAACTCCGGACGCTCGGCCATGAACTCGCGGAGCGACATAACGTCGCCGCGGATCGTCCGGTCGAAGGCCTGCTCGTATTCGCGCTGTGAGGTCAGCCGGCCGAAAGGTCCGTTTCCGCTCCATCCTCGATAGCACTTCCGCATGATCGATCGGGCTTCGCGAACGTCCAGCTCGCGCCACGGATCGTTGTCCTCGTCGTCGCCCGCGAGTGCCTCCTCGGCAGCACGGCGCACGGTGCGGGTGGAATCGGAGGAAGCGGCCCGACGGGCAGCGTCGACGCGTCGGCCGGCGATCTCAAGCTCGCCGCGCTCCTGGTTGCGCATGCGACCGAGACGAGCGACGACCTCGGCCGCGTTGTCCAGGTTGGCGATATCGCCCTCGATGCGGTCGAGCGTCTGCCGCTCCTCCGCGTTGAGGCCGCGACGCTCGCGCTCGGCCCGCTCCAGGATGCCGCGAGCCTGGCGGGTCAGGGAGAGCCGGTCGTGATTGGCCTCGGGGCTGAAGTTGTCGCCGTTGCGGAAGGTCGGTCGGCCGGTGACGGCGAGCGAGTCCGGGACGGTGGTTGTGGTGCGGTTCTCGCCGTCGGCGTTCCGCGTTTCGTGCGATGCGGTGAGCATGTCCATAGGGTTCCTTTCACAGAAGAGCGAAACGCCGCTTTGCGATCTCGAGAGACTCGAGCGCGTCCGCGGTTCGGAGATTCGAATAGGCCGCCGGATACGCGGCACGGGTGACCAGAGAAACGTCCTCGAGCGCCCACTCCATGACGGAGCGCTCGGGCGTTCCGTCCTCGCCCTGGGCCCAGGCGTCGCGCGTGACGAAGCCGGCGAAGCTCATTTCCCGGAGGTCGCCGCGCCGCATCAACTCCGCCAGGTCTCGCGCGAGCGTGGTCTCAGGGAGCCGCAGCTCCATGCCGAGCCCGGTGTCGTCAGAGAAGAGACGGAGCGTTCCGCTCGTCGTGCGGCCGAGGAGAGCGGATCGGGCGTGGTTGAAGAGAAAGACGACGTCGGCACGCGACGCGAGCGAGCGATCGAACGCGCCGGGCAGAATCCGCTCGCGAAACTTGCGGCCCCTGGAGTCGCTCAGCACGCGCGACGGCGAGCGATACACCGACGCGTAGCCGGTGACGGTCCGCCCCTCGGCGTCGATCGCCTGCATGGAGGTCGCGACGCTTCGAACCTCGCGGATCATTGGACGGCCTCCGCGTTGGTTTTCTGGCCGGC